TTTTCCAGCGCCAGCGTAACTGAAATTGCAGCGGCACGAGCTGAGCTCATCGCTGCGACTAGCACCAAAGAAAAAACAACGACGATTAATACGACCATCGTAGAGATCGAAACCGAAACCGAAACCGAAAGCGAGGATGTCATGACGACAGCCCCAGAAAATACACCGGATACACCGGCGGAGACACCGGCCGAGGCTGCGCCTGTTGAGGCATCTCGCCAAATTATCCGACCATCTGTACTCGACTCTCAACGAGTCCGTACACCAATTACATCGATGGCAACATACACAGAGCACAAAATTAAAGCTGCTCTAGGCGATGACACATCGAAGCTATACGTAACCGCAGCGGATGATAGCTTTTCTACAAACCCTGCATTTTCTCCTACTCAGTACCTAACAGAGTTTGTATCTAACACAAACTTTGGACGTCCTACTATCGATGCTCTATCTCGTGGCGTACTACCTAATTCCGGTATGTCTATCCAAATCCCGTCACTCGTAACCTCAAATGGTGGCGGTAACGGTGTTGCACCTCTAGTAACGGTCGAGCCAGAAGCGGGCGCCGTACAAAATACCGGAATGGTTACAGAATATTTATCCGGAACAGTTTCCAAGTACTCCGGAATGAATACGCTCAGCGTTGAGCTCCTGGAAAGGTCGGATCCGAATTTTTATTCTGAATTGACCAACCAACTCCAGCGAGCCTATTTACTAGCTACAGATGCAGCGGTTATTACTGCGATTAACGCTGGTACAGATCAGGCAGATGCCGTAGCTGCAACATCCGACGGCGTAATTTCTTACGTATCTAAGGAAGCTGCAAACATCTACAAAAACTCTAGCTATTTCGCTAAAAACTTTGTAGCCGGTCCTGGAATGTGGAGCCTACTAATGGGCGCTACAGATACAACAGGCCGACCAATTTACAACGCGGTTTCACAGACATACAACGCGGCAGGACAGGCAAACCCTACAAGCATCAAGGGCAACGTCCTGGGCTTGGATCTCTATGTGGACCACCAGATGCCGTCTACAGTTATCGATAACTCTGCGTACATTATTGCGCCGGAAGCGATGACCGTTTACGAGTCACCTCAAGCGTATATGTCAGTAAATGTCGTATCTAACCTACAGGTCCAGATCGCCATTTATGGATTTATGGCCACGATTATCAAGATGCCGAATGGTATTTCTAGATTTAATTTGTCATAAATAGAAAAACCTAGTAGTCGGGAGGGCTCTTAGCCCTTTGAGCCCTCCCGGCCTTTAACTTTGAGAGGAGCAGACAATGGCCGCTAGTTATGTAACCGAGCAAGAGCTACGAGATAATCTGGGCATCCAAGATTTATATTCGGATAGTGTCGTCGAGGAAGTTTGCCAAACCGCTCAAGATATCCTCAATCAGTTTTTATGGTTTGACTCAGCTCCCGTAGTCGGTACAACGTTACAAAATAACGTAGCTACCGTAATGATCGCTAACCCTGCAATATTTACTACAGGGCAGAGCGTAACCTTGAGTGGATGCGGCTCAACCTTTAACGGCACTTACACGATCACGGGCACAATGCCATGGAGCGCGGGTACTACTAACCTCATCCCGTCGATCGTTTGGAATAACTACGCGTGGAATTGGCCCGCGGGTTATAGCTTTATTCAATTTACTAAAGTCGCCGCTAACGTTAATTTTTCTCGCGTATTGCCTTACGGACAAGCAATAGGCGCAGACCTTAAGACTTTGACCTATGCACAAACTCCGGCCGTAAGAGAGGCCGCGATGATCCTCGCCGTAGACATCTGGCAAGCTCGACAAGTTTCACAAACAGGCGGCGTATCTATTGACGGCTTTAGTCCCAGCCCATACAGAATGGGTAATAGCATGATCGGCAAAATCCGGGGGCTCATCTCGGGTTATCAAAATCCTTTAAGCATGATCGGCTAGTCATGACCGCCGCCATTACGACACTACGCGCCTCACTAGCTCAAGCGTTATCTAATACAAACGTTTGGAATACCTACAGTTTTCCGCCTCCGACAATTACCGCTAACTCGGTTATCGTCTCTCCGGCCGATCCGTACCTTGTACCTAGTAATAACGAGTACAACGCGATTAGTCCGATGGCAAACTTTCGGATTATCTGTAATGTGCCGATGTACGATAACCAGGGTAATTTACAAGGTATCGAGACGATGTTAGTAGCCGTATTTAATAAGTTAGCGGCCTCATCGATCGTAATGAATATTGGCAGCGTTAGCGCTCCAAGTGTTTTAACCGTACAGAGCGGTGATCTTTTGACCGTTGATATCAATATATCCGTACTAACGAGCTGGAGCTAAAGATGGCATATACCGAGGACGATCTAAAGTTTTTGCGAAAGGTAGGGCAACTCGTAGATGAGCCTGCACCTGCAAAAGTAGCAAAAGTAAAAACAGAAACACAAACACCTACAACCGAAAGCGAGGAATAGGCCATGGCCATATTCTTAAGTAATGGAGTGGTCGTAACCCTTAACTCGGTCGATCTCTCAGATCACGTAACCAGCGCCACAATTAACCGCGTTTTTGAGGAGCTGGAAGTCACCAGCATGGGCGACTCATCCCGGAAATTTACTAAGGGCCTAGAGACATCGACGATTACTCTAGATTTCCTAAATGACACCGCTACGGGAGAAGTCCTACAGACCCTACAGGCTGCCTGGGGTACAACAGTACCTATTACGCTAAAGCAGACAAGTGCAACTATTTCGGCAACCAATCCGGAATACCAAACTACGGTGCTGGTCAACAATACGACCGACATTAACGGCGCCGTCGGGGACATCTCAACCCAGAGCATTACGTTTACGTGTAACTCACCTATTACAGTAGATACAACCGTATAACCAAAAAGAAAAGGGGCACAAAATGGCACGACTCAAAATAACAAGGGCTACCGGGGAAGTAACAGAGCACCAAATTACTCCACGTATCGAGTATGCCTTTGAGCTCTACGCCAAGAAAGGCTTTCATAAGGCCTTTCGTGACGATGAAAAGCAAAGCGACGTTTACTGGCTGGCTTGGGAATGTTTAAGATCAAGCGGCGAAAATGTAAAAGTTTTCGGCGGTGACTTTTTAGAAAGTCTTTCCAAGGTAGAGGTACTCGACGACGAGCCTTTAAGCTAGGGCGGGACTCCGTAACTTATTTGGTGGCAACGCTATCGATTAGGTTAGGGATCCCGCCTCAAGCGGTACTCGATCTCGATACCGAGATGATTAAAATGTTAGTTAAAGTATTAAACGAGCAGGCGGAGGAGTCTAAAAATGTCGGTAAACCTAGACGGCGTTAAAGAGACTATCCGCGCGCTCCGTAAGTTTGATCCCGAGCTGTTAAAAGAAATGAATAAAGAGATTAAAGGGGTAATGATCCCGATACGCGATAAGGCTCGAGGATACGCGCCTACCGCTGCACCGGGTGGCCTGTACAACTGGGACGAGGGTAAGTACACCAAAAAGATCACGGCCCGAAACTCTGCATTTAGGACCTTTAATAGTGAGGGACGACTACGCCGTTTCCCGCTTTATCAAGCTGAGACAGTACGTAAAGGGATCTATTACTCTCAGGCTCCAAGCAAGCGAAACCGCTACGGCTGGAGCTCTCAGTACATCGTAGCTAACGGCTCAGCTAGTGGCGCTATTTATGAAACCGCGGGACGTAAAAACCCTGGCGGAGATAGTAAGAGCCGATCAAATAACCCAGGCGCGGGCGCTAATTTTATTAGCCGAATGGGTCCGCTATATGGCGAGGGTCCAAGCCGCGGCCGTATGATTTTTAGAGCGTGGGCCGAGGATCAGGGTAGAGCTCAAGCCGCGGTAGTAAAAGCTATCGAAAATGCTATTGGAGCCTTTAACCAAGGCCGTTACGACAAGGCGGCATAATGAAGCTACCCGATTTATTTGTTAATGCCGTTACTACTTTCGACGGTAAAGCCCTTGCTAAAGGCCAAAAGCAAATTAGTGGTTTTGAGAAAGGCGTTAAGAGTTTTGCTAAAGCATTTGGTCTAGCTTTTAGCGCTACGGCTATCACTCAATTTGGTAAAGCATCTCTTAAGGCTTTTGCCGAGGATGAAAAAGCTACCGTTAAATTAACTCAATCGGTTAAAAACTTAGGCTTAGGTTTCGAGGATGCTCGTATTAAAACTTTTATCTCAGACCTCGAGGCAGCCGCTGGCGTATCCGATGACATTTTGAGGCCCGCGTTTCAGACACTAATTTCGACAACGGGATCAGTAGCACGCTCTCAA